AGTTAGTAGTCTGTTCGGTAATGACATCGAGCTTGAGGTAGGCATCGGCATCATTTGGCGGAAATGGCGCTGTCCAGACCCCGGTACTCCAGACCTTGAACTCACCACCTGCATAAGTTGCCCCAATCTTATCGTAGTACCAGTAGACATCGTTGAAAAAAGTACCCTCATCCGCAGTGGCAACAACCCAATATTTCCTACCAGCACCAGCCCTGAAATACGGAATATTAAGCGGAACAGTAATCCATTCGCCGGTGGTTGACATAGTCCCATCTAGCCACACTTCCCCAGATGCTTTCAGCTTAAGAACTTGTGTGTCTGGATTTCCGTCAGCGTCAGCCGTGTAAATCCGTACTGCAACTCTTACCTCAGTAGTAGGCCCCACTACCGCAATGTCTCCCTTTAGATACAATTGTACTGATTTGACAGTCCAGGTAGCATCGGGCTCAAAGCTTTGTGCCTGATCCCATGTTCCGCCCGACAGCATAGCAACCCAGTCACTTCCATTGGCGGCATAAATCGTCTCCGTCGCTGCTGTCGCGTTCATGTGCGTCAAGGAAATAGTGTCGGCAGCTCCCTCGTACCGCACCGTGGCCTCCATTGTCAGCTCTTCGCCGGACCGCATTCCGTAGGAGGAGGAGCCTGCATCCAACGTGTCCTTGTCCTCGACGGAGCCAACGTTGAAATACAGCGTCCCTTCCTCAATCGCCGGCATACCCGCAATCAACTTCTTGTCATGCGAAGACACCAACCGCATGACATCGAGGGAGTTCATCTCGCTGTAGGCTTTCGACGATTCAGCCAGCACGTCCTGGTACAGCATCCCATGCGTCAACTCGTTCGGGCCAGGCGTGACGTTGATATTCCGCTGCAAGGCGCCGACATCACTGCCCGCGTCCTTCAGCCGCTTGACGAAGTTGCGCTTGATGAATTCCATGTCAAGCGGACTGGCGTGTCCATCCCCAATTTGTCGCAGTGGCATCAGAACGTCCCCCAACTCTCTTGCGCCGGTGGCAACACTACCGACCCGATGATTCGCATTTTCTCTAGCTTCTCCTGTACCTCTATGCCCTGTATCTTCAGCTTCACGTCACAGCCGCCTTCCTCTTCCCAGCCGAAATTCGGGATGATTACTCGCACCGTGTCGCCGATCCAGAAATCACTCCAAATACCATCACGGTTGTTGATCTGGATGTCCAGCATCTGCACCGGCGCGTAGTGCTTGCGGATCTCCATCCTGGCTTGCTTTTCCGCACATGCCGCCGATGTACAAAGTTTTCCCAACACTGACTTTTCCAGCGGGCCCCATTCATTCCAGGCCGGAATATTCCGCTGCGGTTTCCGATACTTATTGTCCCAACCGGCTTGATTGCTCAGACCTACCGCTTGGGTAATAATCCCGGAGTAGTCAATGCGATACCGCGGCCATTTGTTGATATGATATCCAGAGCGCAGAATCACGGTTGCGCTCTTATCCTCGCCGCGCGTCAATTCCCAGTAGAATTTCCCATCGGCCTCAACCCACACGTAGGCTTTCTCGCGTTGGTCATCTACAAATTGCAACATATCCTGGATGACATCGTCCCACAAATCCATGTCGTGAATCTCGAATGATCCCGTCTCGCCTTCGCTTGTATTGATGTGTCCGTAGCTGATTCCAGGTATGCCACCAGGGGAGTTCCTTTCCTGGATGAAGGCCTGGAAGACAATGCCCCCGGCGGTAAAGCCAGAGACGTTCCATTGCAGATTCACAGTCCGTCGTCTCAGCAACGCTTCCTTGCTCTCGCACTTCACATAAATATAGGCAGCATCTTCCCAGATTACTTCTTTGATTCGCCCGCCCCAATCGGACACGCCAGTATCTGATTCAACTTGAATCAAATTCATCTTGCCCAGGTTGACCTCCGTGGCCTTGGGGTCTGTTCTTGGCAGCCGGAAATCAAAGTCCCCGATGCGGTTGCTCACCCAGGAGCGCGTCCCCAATTGGGCATTATCCAGCACATCAAGGTAGTTTCCCAACCGGTCATAGCACTTGACAATCGCGGTCATAACCACCGGCTCCGCCACTCAATCACAATCGTTACACCCGCCACACCGGTCTCCACATATTCCAGGGTGTTCGCTCCTGGCTCCAATTCCAACCACCGGTCGCGCACCGTGTTGGGCTCCATGCTTAACATCGAGATTTCGTTCGCGCCGGTGTCGTCACGCGTCACCGTCCAGGCCTCGCAGTCGATCACTAGATCCTCGTCGGTCTCCACCATACCCGTGATGAAAATAGCTTGCTCGGCGGTCTGGTTGCGGATCCGGCAGGCAATCAATTGCGAATTGGGCAGATAGGTCACAGCCAGAAGCGTGACGGTCGGTTCGTTGACTATCGTCACTTTCACGTCGGTGGCTTCGGCATACATCGCGGTGTCCGAGGAAACCATAAGCCAGTGATAAAACACAATCGCTATAGCCGTCTGGCTCAGCGTGGTGGTCTCTGGTCCGTACGCGGTCCACACAGCCAACGAGCTAACCGTGCACTCGTATTCAGCCACCACGTCGCCTAATTCGGGTATACTTAATAATCGCCAGCGGCGATAGTCAGGATTCTGCTTGGTATAGCCAGAGTGCAGCACCTCGGAGATACCGCAGGGCTGATTCAGGCGATAGCCGTCGCGGAATTGTGTCGTAGCCGATGTCTTGTTTGCTATGCCCAGCACGGTACACAGATCAGCATACACCCCGTCCTGTGTCGTCGGGTAGCGACGTTGTAGCCCCGCGGATTGGTAGTCAATAACCTGCCATGCTCCAGCCCGGTCGGGGTTGGCTGCGTCAAAGAAGTCATCGTAATCCCAAATACCATTTGTACTGCCCGCCAACAGGAACATCGGCTTGCGGGTATCGTCCCCGTCGTACTCGCCGGACAGACTATTGCCGTACTTGATCCGCAGGCGGTGATTAACGCAGTACACGTTGACAGAACCAATTCGCAGACCGTCACCGGTCGCTTGCACGGTAGTGGCATCCACTTTTACATAACGGCAGGTCACCGGCGCAAAGGTGTGGTTGGTGTACTTGAACGTCTCGCTGTTATCGACCGTGACCTGCACATCATACGCGCCGATGCCGTCCTCGGACGTCTCGATGGTATAATCCTTCGGCGCATCTGTAGAGTTCGGGTGGAATAGCCGTACCCGGTTGATCTTCATCAGTGAACCCAGATCGATTATCAATGTCCCCGTAGTCGCGCCCGGCTCCGCGTGCCAGTAAGTTGCTGTCTTCCCGTCGGTGACATTATCCCCCGGCGAGCCAGCTGCGGCGCTATCAGCAGTTACGTCTTTATCCCGGGCGAGATCATTCCCCAACGTGACCAATTCCCCCGCTGAATCCCACTCATTTTGCGCTGGGATCTCGCTGAGTGTGGCCCAGATCAGTGTCCCGTCGTCGTTCGGGCCAGTCTCCGCCCCAGCCGCAGCCCCGAACCAACGTGGAGTCTCTACCCCATCAAGCTCCACGCGAATATCACGCCCATCCGCAAAACACTCCGACTGATTTATCACAGCATTGTTCAGGTGCGCTGCGGCAACCGTCCCTCCGACACCGCGCACACAATCAATAAAGCTCGTGGCGTCCTTGCTGTCGTAGAAAATCTGTTCATCGTCAATAATGATTAGCCCAGAAGCATAGAAGTCAGTAGTATCATCTGCGGTGATGGTCGTATCGGCATCGGTGATGTCCCCCGCGTCGTCGATAGCCGTCGCCTTAGCTGCCACTGTTGCCAATGCCGCCGTGTCCCAGCCCCCGCCGGTCAATTCCAATGGGTAATTTGCCAGCGACGACTCGATGTTGTTCCACACCGACACCGGCTGCTGGAATCGCCAGGTATTCTCTGGAACCGCCGTGCCCGTGATCTTCAGCGTAGGGTTACAGTTTTCGTTCCCCTGGTTCGTCACGGCCTGCGTATCATCTGAAGCGACAATGGCCCAGGTCTCGGTCTCCAGCGTATTCGACTCCCACAACGACATGAACGCGCCCAAGGTCACAACACATTGCATCCCCTCGAAATCGACGCGAATCGGGCGGCAGGCCATACGGCGCGCCGCCGGAGCGGTTTTGAACGTAGCAATCAGGTGCTGCTCATCACCGCGTTGAGTGTTGAACCACTTCTTCAGTTCTTCCTGTCTGGCCTCCACGTTCGTTTCGTCCAGAATAAATATCCGCAGGCGGAATACTCGCGGGGTCTTGGTTGAGCCTATGAAGTAGGGCCAATCGAAATCTACATCAGCTACCACCGGTTCCCCCTCTGGGGCCGACAGCACGTTGGCAGCGATATACGCCTCATAGTTCACACCATCATTGATGTCATGTCCGTCGTAGCTTTGCACCGTGGCGTCTAATACACGAATCTGGGCCATTAAGTCAGCGCCTCCAACTCAGCCAGGAACGAGGACACATCCTGGACTCCCATCAGGTTAAGTGTCGTAATATAGACCCTCGTCTCGCGTGCTGTTTCTTCTTGGTCGTAGGGGATGATACGTTCTTGCCCATGAGCCATAATTGGCACTGGTTCTCCCGGTGCGCCCGGGACTGTGCCCCCGACGGCCATATTGGGAAGGCCGCCGAACTCACCGGCCTGCGCTCCAGCATCATTCCAATTTGTTACGCTGACACTGAGCTCCCGTTCGTAAAGTCCTTTTATCGCGCTTACGATGTTACCAAGCAGGGATGTCTCGCCATCCTTGGTCAGTAAGTCCGGGAAGTTGGTTGTTATTGTAGTGAGAGTGCTGTCTTTTAAGTCCTGGATGCTCGCCACAACAGCGTCCTTGTTATTATTCATCGCGGCGTCTACATCAATCCCTAGCTGATTCATCATAGCCACTGCCTCAGGATCCGAAGCCAATTTCAGCGCCACAGTCTGTTCCAGGTCGGCCAGGCCAAGCTCATCGGTCAGCGACTTTTTGATGTTCTTGACCATGGCTTCTATTCCGACATCTCCCAGTTCCTTGACCGTAGGCGATTCCCGAATATCAGCGGCAAGTTTGGTCATAAACGCTTTCAGTTGGTCGCCACCCGCCCGCAGTATATCCTCTGGAACATCAAACATTTTGAGCCAGGGGGATGTCGCCCCTTTCTTCTGCTTGCCTTCTTTATCGAACATATCATTGATTACCGCTTCCGCTCGCCGGGCCATCTCGTCCCAAGCGTCCCCTACGTCGGCAGATGTGCCCATCAATGCTACACGAATCCAATCTTCTGTCTGTTTGAACGATCCCGAGATGAGCCCTTGTATTTTGCCCCAGGCTTCCTTGCCTAGCCTCTCGTATTCTTTCCAATAATCCTCAGCCTCCTTCCTAGCGTCGGCATCATTCCGCTCTCGCAGCTCTTTTTCCTTGCCCGCCCATTTTCCCGCCCACAGGAAACGCTCCAGCTTTTCCTCATCCGACACCGGGGAATACATACCGATTGGCGTAGCATAGCTAGCCGCTGCATCCCTGAGCGCCTCCGCTGTCCTACTTATCTCCTCCCGCATCTCCGCCCATTTCTTGGCAGCTACTTCATGCAAACTATTGCCCTGCGCCCATACTCTATTCAGATCCTCTTGGGCAATGGCCGCGTAATACTTGGCCTTGTTTTCCCGCGAGAGCATCCTTATCAGTTTTTCTATTTCCCTGGACTGCTCTCCGGTGTTGTAAGCAAGCTGTTCTTTCGCGATTATGCTGCGCTCCTCCGCCGGCGTCAAAGTCTGGTAAGCGTAATACATGCCAGTAATCTGCTTGACTGCCTCTTCTTCTTCCGCAGTCAAATCTTTGGTCGCTGCCGCCAGATTCCCTTGCTGTAGTACTAACTCTCTGAGCAGCTCAAGTTGGAACGTCATCGCCGCCTCAGTATCTCCGCCAAATAGTTGCACTTCAGCTGTTTCAACTATCCCAGCCCGCAACCTGGCCAGCTCTATCACGCCATCCGACAAGAAGGTGAACAATTCGCCAGCCGCTTTGGCCGCGGCGGCGACTGGTCCCAAGAAGAGTCCTTCTACAGCCTCTACCATCTGCGGGCCGCGAATCTGGACGAATTCTCGAATCTGACTCAATAAAGGTGTGAATACAGGCAACAGCTTCGTTCCCATGCCTGTCGCTAGATCGGTAACCGCGGCCTTGACGGCACGCAATTGGTTCGCCCAGCTTCCTCCCGTTCGTACCGCGTCTCCTTGCGCGTCAGAAGTGCCAGCCATAATCATATTAAGTCGAGCCGTGACCTTCTGTTGCTCAGTCGCGGCCTTGGTTCCACCCGTGATACCCATATTAAGCAATTCTTGGTTAAGTGTGACCTCGCTGATTATAATCCCATATTTCCTCACGGTCTCATGGTTTCCGATGATAGCACTCTGAAAGTCCCGTGCTGTATCTGATTCTAAGGTGTTATTGAACGAGGCTACGTCGTAGGTTAGTTCGACGAGCTGCTCTGATAGTTTGGCCGCTTCACCCCGCGCAAATCCCATTGGTACAAACGAGTCTTGAAAAGATGCGGCAAACTCCCGCATCTCGAATTTAGAACGTCCCATTTCCGTAGCTAGATCATCGAGGCTAGCAATCGTACCTTCGGCGAACTCGCCGAAGACAACGTTAAATTTCCCCATCATTTCTTCGGCGTCACTACCCAAACCAATGAGCTGCGGTCCCACATTCGCCAAGGCGCTGCCAATACGTAGTACAGCCTTCGCCAGCATTACGCCAGTTGCCGTGCTCAACGTTTCCGAGACGTACTTGCCGACACGACCCGCCCATGACTTCGTGCTTTGTTCGGTTTTCTTCATCGTTGCGAGTGCATCAGTATTGTCGCCGCGATAGTAGACTATCGCGTCACCTACTGTTATAGCCATTAGAAAGTTGCCCCGCTCAGTGCTAGAAGCTCTTCGGCATCGACCAGTTCATGTTTGCCGCGATAACGTTTTGGATTAGTCGCCGGCATAGACATACCTTTTTCCCAAGTCATGCGTTGAATGTAAGATTCAACCATACCCCAAAGTTCGCCTAGGGATAACTTTTCTTCGATCTCGGCTTCCGTGAGGCCCCACTGGGAGCGGGCGATTTCGAGGATGTCTCGCCACTCGTTGGGCCAGTCAGTGCACCGCGCAGGAGCTTGGCGTCGAAAGGGTTTGTCATCTTCAGCACCCCCAGGAACGCCGCTATCGCCTGCTTGTCAGACGCGTTGTCACCAATCCATTCTCGCTCTTTTTGCAGGACGGGAGAATACTCGAATAACAGGTCTATCGCATCATTCAAATGAGTAGTGAGCAGGTTCTGAATCAACGGCAAGAGTTTGACCAACTCCTCCGGCTTGCTGATGTCTATATCGGGCAGAGTTGGAAGCAGATCGAAGAGCGGCTGTAGCCGCTCCGCGAAATCCTGTCGCCAGACCTTAGACAATCGGATTGATAACGCTTCGACCTCGAATGTCTTGTCTCCCAACTCTACCGTGATATGTTCCTTCGGCATATAGTTCCCCCTTATCCTGTCGCCGCGGCAGTTACTCGTTGCCATTTCCAGAGCTTCTGCCCGGCTGCTTTAGTGGTATCCACCAGGGCGTTGACCTGAATCGGTATGCCCACGTAGTCAGATGAACTGTATTCTTGCCCAGCATTCATCTTGGCCGTCGCTTTCCAGACAAATATCCTTACCGGAAAGTCTACCCCGGACGAGTCGGTATAGGTTCCCTCAAAACCCCACGCTCGCTCGTCAACGGCATACTCACCACCAACGATCAACTCATCCTTGCCGACAGTGGCCGCGGCCGCTGCCGCAGAAGTCGCAGTGCCAGAGGTGACACTGGCCAACCGGGCAGCGCTAAGCTCAGCCAGCACCGTTTCCAACAGCAATGTCTCGGCAATCTTGCGCCTCTTGAGCGGCGTGAGCTCCTGCTCGACTTTGATGTCCAGTTCCTCGAATGTATAGTTCGCGGTCAGCGGGGCTTTGGTATATGCGTACGTCACCCAGTTACCACCCCAAGCCGCACCGTGCGCGGTTTCCGCCACCGGCGGAGTCTCGCCAACAGGAGCCGTCCACAACACAATCGGCCCCGATAGAATATCTGCTATTGCCATGTTACACCTCCAAATTTATGAATCATCCAGCCACATTGTGTAGAATACCAACGTAAACCACCAATTCTTGTCTCTTTCCTGGTCTTGCAGCAATTGGCCCGGCCCTTCCGCCAGAGCATATCGCATCGTCGCCCCACGCCCTAGATCCAGGACATCATGCAGGGTGCGATAACATCCATTTGCCTCCAGTTCGGTTGCGCCATAACACTTGAACTGTACCGACGGAGCTATCAAGGCCCGCTGTTCGGTCTCGAATCGCCCCCCGCGAACCTTAAAACAGATACACGGGCCAACCGAAGGCATGTAGTCTACCGCTGGCACGTCTGTCCCAGCATAGATTCGAGCACCAACCAACGCGGTTAGCGTTGCCTCGGCAATTAGAAAAGCTCGGATTTCCGCCTCTACGTCGATCACTAAAACTTCTCCCGTCGTACGATACCACCGAAGGACTTGACTACATCCTGCATAGCCTGGTACAGGAACGACCGTCGCATTTCCTGGAAGATCGAGTAGTGCGCCCCGAAGGCCACTGCACTTTCCTTACTGGTGGCGACCGGAGCCTTCGCTGCCAGCTCGCCATAAGAAGTGCCAGGTTCTTTCGTCCGCTTGTATTCACCAGTCGGCCAGGTTTTGCTATATTCATCATGCTGAGCCGACACTACATAACCGCTATTTGTCATAAAGCCGGTATCGATCTGCCGATTCTCACGAATGTTGATGCGAGCCTGGCCCAAAGTCTGCATAGCTAACTGGTCCAGAATCTTCTCGTCAGCATCTTTCAGGGCCGCGCGTACCCGCTCGCCGTACCAGTTCACCTTCCCATCTGCCATATCTCACCAAGCCATAACGCCGAAGGTAATACTTGTCACTGACCCCGCACCCGCTGTAGCCCAAGTCACTTGACACTTTCCAGTGCTGGTATTGAACGTCTCTGGCAGAAACGGGCCTACCGCCTTATTGGCAGCAGCCGTGACCGTTACCGCCAAATCGTCTACGGCCAGCCCGTTTACCGTCACAGGCGTTACAAATGTCGCTGTGAGCGTCGCGGTATAACCGTTCGTAATATATACGAATGTTCGTCCATCGTTGTCAAAAGTGTTGCCATCGGCGTCCGAACTGGCCGTGTTCATGGTCGGGGTCAGCCCGGTCAAGATGATCGATTCGACACTCACTGGTGTCGCAGCGGCATACACTTGGCCCGCGCCCATCTGCACGGGCGGCCCAAGCGAGGAGGCCCAGATCATCACCAGCAATAATGCTATTCCTAGGCTTACTGTCAATCCTATTCGTTTCATCCTGCATCACTCCCATCTGTGACCAATGCCAGGTCACAAGTCAAACATGTCGGCCCCCGGCGAATCTTACCCAGAATCTTGTAATACTCAGATGTGATCTCCGCCCCGAACCGATGTGTTAATTCAATTCGATCTTTTGTTGTCACTACAGAATCGAGAGGCAGGCGCAGCACTGTCCGCATCGTAGCCACCTGGTCCGATGCTTCGATGCTACTCGTCGAACGAATGTAACCGAAGCCACACTCGGTCGGAATGCCCGATGATACCCAGGTAGCAGGCGCAGGCTTGCCATAAGCGTTGATAGCCCCGGCGGTGTAAGTCAGTATGTCGCAGGTGTCCATCATGGAGTCTACCTGCACGCCCTGCATTTGCGCCAGGTCGGTCGCCGTCAGCATCAGTCGTCGACCTCCGCCAGATTACCAATCCATTCCGACGGGATAGAACGCGTCTCGCGAATTAGGTTCACTGTCTTCATGCTGCGCCTGGATGAGTGATAACGCGCTTGTGTCAGACAGTGCTCATGTTGCTGCGAGTGAGTGAAGTTCCCGCCGTCTACTGAGAAGTCGAAGTTCGCCGCGTATGTGGCGGCCTTCTCACCCCACATCTCAGCCGCCGTCGCATGAAGGTCAAACGTCGGAATCCAATCCTCGTTCAAGTCCTCCGTCGGCGGTTCGTCGGATGTCTCGAATGAGTATGGCTTCTCACCGCGTTCGTCGATCAGCGGATGCTTAGCGATATACACCACCACGGTGTCATGGTCGTAGGTGCTGCTATTCGGCTCCCCGACCATGCGCCGCACCTGGGCGATCATCTCGGCGGTCACTTCGTCAGCTACAGCCATGTTTGCCCCCTAAGCTACGCTTACCAACCCGATACCACTGGCCTCGTCGGCCTCCGTCCCGAACGTGATATACCCATCGGAGTCGTTGTAGATTTCTTGCGGCCAAGGCCCCAACACCCACGTTTCACCCGAAAGAACATCTACGGTTCGGGTAGCCGCAGCTAGACTGTCTACTGTCATCACCGGCGTGACGGTGATCTCATTGTTCCCCGTGTTCACCTCGGCCGCGATCATGATAGTCTTGCCGTCGTTGAGGAACCTGAATCCCCCCACGTTGGTCACGCTCTGCATGTTGATCTCTGCCCCAGTTCGTAGTATCGCCTGGACCGTCAATGTTTCCAGTGCCATGTTTACCTCCTATATCTAGCACCGGCCCCTCTCGGAGCCGGTGCTCGTTAATCTACGACTGGCGGATGTACTCCAAGCACAGCTTGCCAGTAAAACCGACGGTCGTGGCGGAACCGGTGAATGTGATGTACTTGTCCGAGTCCCAATCTACCGGGTCAGTCAGTTCCGTCTCGGCCGTGCCTTGCGGAGCGAAGCAATTGAACAGTGCCCCCTCCGTGATGCCGTTGATAGCCCCCGCACTCCACAGGTCGGATGCCGACGCGCCGGTGGTAGTAATGCCCATGCTCAGGTTCGCGGCCCCAGTGCTGGCGGTCGTACAGATCAGATAAGCCCGCAGGATAGTGACATCCACCCCCTCCGGGTTAAGAATCTGCCCGATGCCCGCGGCAGCCACAGAAGCCACCCCCGTAATGTCAATGGTCAGGAATCCCCTGCCCACTGGATCGACTGCTACAGTCATGTTACACCTCCAATTTCAAGTAAGCCCCTCGCCCCGTAAGACGAGGAGCGGTTTTCATCTGATTACGGTAAATCAACCCACACGTAGCCATGGCATGTCTGATTAGTCTCTCCTGGTTCTGGAATCGGGAACTGCGGCACTAGCTCCAGGGGCGACTGAGGCAAGATGCCAGCAATGGTCAAGTGCTCTTTAGCATAGACAAGATACATCTCTTTCTTGAGCTCCACTGCCATGCACGATCTCTCGCCTTCCCAAGCCGCCACCCGGCATATCCGCAACTGACTCGTCTCGACGTCGTACCACAGCATCACCCGATCCGGATACCCCAGTAGTGATTGGGTCTCTGAGTTCCAGGAAAGTATCCCCGCCGCACTAATCTTGACAACAGCGGGAGCTCCCTCTAGTAATTCCCAAGCCATAGCTTATCTCCTGCTTTTAGGTTGCGGCTACGGCCGCCATGATCGCCGAGTTGCCCCCGGCAGTGTAAGTGCCAGAGTCGGTAAACACGATGCCCCGGTCGTTGTCTTCGATGTCACCAACCCCCAGGAATGAACAATCCTTGAGCACGATCCGGTGTGTGGCCGCGCCCATGCCCGCCGGCACGGTGAACGCTTCGGTCATGGTAATCGTGCTCGAATCGTTCAGGAACAAGCAATTCTTGAAGTAGATGAACCGGTCAAAGCCAGCACTGTCTACGATCTCCACGAACTTGGCGCCGATATGCCCCGCATACATCAGGAACAGGCAGTCCTCAAACGTAGTCCGAGGGCCAGCCCCGTCGAATCTCACGCCAGCCATGCCGTCTCCTGCCGCGATTGTGTCGATCCCAATGGTACAGTGCTTGAAAAAGTTCTCTTCACCACCGTTGATTAGCAGCGATGCCCCGCCGTCAATGGCCTGTGTTGCGTGGCCTCCTCCAGCGAAGTGCACGTTCTCGAAGTAGTTCCGGCCCCCTGTGACCTGAACGTTGATCAGACTGGTAGCCTCGTCAACGCCCTGGAAGCTGTAGAAGTTCTTGAAGATACCACCAGTGGCTGTGAAGTTAATCGCCGGTGACAAAATCAGAGCACCCGCGTCCATGATTCTCGCTCTCTGAGCGATGTTCGTGGGAGCACACCACCCCACCAGGTGAGTGTAGCTTTTGTCCCAGGTCAGCGTCGCTGCCAAGTCGTTTTTGGTAGCTCCGGCGATGTATAACACCACATCGTGCTGATTGGCAACACACAAATCCTCTGCCGCCTCAACACTCGCCAGCGGTTTTATCAACTTCGTGCCGAGATTACTGTCGCTCCCATTGGCCGGGTCGACCAAATAGACTTGGCTATTTGGCCCCCGGGGGATTCCCTGATAGCTCAGGAATGCGTCGATATCTCTTGGAAATAAACCCATTATGTCACCTCCCCTTATGCCGTCAACGCGGCGAA